GTAGGTCAAAAACTCGCAAACTGGTTCCGTTGACGGAAAACACGTATTGTTCGGTAGGGTCACGGTTAATGAAGTGAACAAAAGCCGACGAAAGCGGCGAACTCATTACCTTTTTGATGTTTTCGGACGGATTCCTTTTGACCAACCCATCCACAACGGAACTCATCCCATTGATTTGTTCGTCAGCTTGGGTCGCAAACTTCAACGCATCAGCTTGCTGGCTGACACCATTGATCAGGTTGGGGATATTAGTGGTTACGAGAGACATTATCTGTCTAAAACACTAGCTACATCGTAATTGTCGAAAATACTGTAATCCCCTGTGTCAGCTTCATATTCCCTTAATGCGGCGAAAGCGGAAGCTTCGTCAACCGCAAGCTGATTTGACAGATTTTCACTTCCTACAACTTTGGTCTGAAACACCCTAGTAGCTTTGGTTGTGATGTATGTTTTAAAAGGCTGTGGAAGATAATCCCAATCCAAAAGGCGAACAATGTCAGCTTTCAGATCGTAATCAAAATAGTAAGTGTGGTTCTTTTTATCGTAAAGAAACCCTCCACGTTGAATTACGTCAATGTATGGATAATCGTTTTTAACGATATCAACACTGACAATATCGGAGGAAATTGGTATTCGCTTATCTACAGCTCTGGCAAGAGGAACTTGTTTTTCAATGTTAAAATGCCAACCAATAGATTGAATTTGTCGGCTTATTTCGTCAAGTGTTTGCTCGGCAACATCAGCATCCACAGTGGTAGCTCCTCCAAGCTGGTTAATAGGGGCTTCTCCGATTGAAGAAAGCATCCAGTTAATAGCGTTCAGTTTGGAAGAAATAGAAAGTGCCATAAACAGAGGCTAGATAAATTATCTCATTTGTCCAAGTAAAAATTTGGGTGGGAGGGCTTCAGGCATGAAGAAGGTAAAATGAGCTAAACCCTTCTTGCTGAAAGCCGAAACCCTCCCCCAAATGTGAGAAGAAGCTTAGGACTTCTTGATCACCACGACCGTTTCCGGACGCAGCGAACCGTGGCCCATCGCATACTTCGCAACCATCAAAGTGCCCTGATGGGTAAGCTGGTATTCCGACTCAACAGCGAGGTCGAGCAGTTTAACAGTTCCCACAGCAGCTTTGTGGCTGACCACAGCAACCGTGTTGGTGAAATCACCTTCATAGTTGGTGTTGGTTCCAGACTCCTGCGAACCAGTATTAGTGGTAGGCAAGTTGTTGGACTTGTAGATGCGAACACCACCGATAACCGCAATGCGGCCATCCGTGTAGGAGCCAGCAGGGGTGGGCTTGTCGGGAGCAGCAAGCTCTTGGATAAGAGCGTAATACTCGGCGGGCTTGACCACGACAAAGCGACCATCCGAAGGGACGTTCTTCTCGTCAAGGACTTGAGCAGCCTCGTAAATTGCAGCAGCCAGATTCGCGCCAGTAGTAACCGAAGTGCCCTTGTTCAGGACGGTTCCGGTTCCACTGCCAGTGAACACTTCAGCAGCACTCGCCGCTTTGATGAGGACTTTCAGCACGGTCTGGTCGAACTTAATCGCCAGCGCACGGCCAAGCTCCGTCGAGTAGATGGAACGCACATCGTAGTGGTTCATCGCCTCGTCGATACGAGCAACGAAAGTCGAAGCAAGCAGGAGGTTATCAATCGTGATGACCCGCTCGCCATGTTTGATAGCGGACAGGTAGGAATTGCCAGCGTCGAGAATCGACTGACCAGCAACGTGATACTTCGCGGAGGCGATCCCCGTCACCGGAAACTGCGCGCTCTTGCCGTTGGAAATAGTGCGAACCGTGTGCAACGGAGTCATGATGTTCTCAGTCGTGAAAGTCGTGAGAACCTCACCCGCAAACTTCTTCAGGAACAGAGCATAAGCGTCACCAGTAGCGTTGATCTGGCCCAAACGTGAAGGAAGGGTATCAGAATTAGCCATAATAGTTATGTCTTTCTAATTTAGTTTTTTGTGTGTCTTAGGTTATCCGAATAATCACGTTGAGATTCTACATAGGGTTGTTCCTCGCAAGGAGCCGCACTGCTAAATCTAACGATTTCTTCAGGTTGAAAGGCTTTTATCGCATTTCTAAATAGTTGTCAATGGGTTTTTTACAACACATCGGAGATTTCCAGACGCTTTTCCACATCCCGACGATAAGCAGGATCAGACGAATAACGAGAATCTGCCATTGCAGCCACAACTTCAGCAGTGCTTCGGAACGGAGAAACCGAACCTGACATGGATTGCGATCCACCAATCAGTTTGGGTGCTTTTCCGTTTTGAGCCACATACTGTGCCCATAGTCCTTTTGCGGCCAAGCGAGCACTGGTTACATCGTTTTCCGAGACAATGGCATCGTAGGCATCAACTTCCTCTTTGGAGAGGTTATTAGCCGCCCATTCGACCATTGATTTGTAGTTATTTTCTCCACCGACAGTATTGAAAATATCGGTAATTTGGCGATTCTGGACAGCCTCAACTCCTTCGATGTAGCGTTGGACGAAATCCTTGGGGATTCCCATGTTCTCCAATTCTTTAATGGAGTCATCAGAAAGCTCTCCCTTTTCTGCCCATTCGTTTGAGAATTTCTCAAAGTTCTTGGCCCCTTCTTTGTCCGTTTCAATAATGTCTTTGGCAAGATTGACTTCTTCCTCGTTCAGCGGGGCTGGTTGCTCGTCAGAAACAGTCTTGGTGCTAAGCTTGGATTCAAGCTCGGAATAAGCCTTAGCCAAGTCTTCGGCTGATTTGAACTTTTCAGGAAGCCACTCAGGACGATTAGCGGGGTCTTCTTCGTGCTTCGGGCGAGCCGTAGGCACTCCCATCTGATCAACTACTTCAATTTCAGGAAGTTGTGTTTCAGGTGCGTTATTTTGATTTTCGGAAACAGGAGCATCAGCACCCGATTCCGGTGATTTGATTTCGATTGTATTAGCCATTTATTCTATTGGTTTAGGTGTTAGGTTCAAATTACCCCTTCTTCGCTGAAGGAGGAGTAAAATCTGCAAAGTTAGTGGGCTGTCCCATCATCAGGCTAGTGGCAGCAGCAGCCGTTTCGGGAGTTGAGCTGGCAACCTGAGCAGCAGCACGGAGAGCGTCAGGAGCCATTTCCTGCATCATCTGGGCTTGCTGGGCTTGCTGGGCAGCTTGAGCTTCGGCATCAAGTTCTTCTTGGGTTTTGATAAGGTTTTCCGTGTCGATACCGAGAGCCGCAGCGCGGCGTGATAGATACTCAATAGGATTAAGATAGCGGAGTGACTCTGGCCCCATAGCCTGTTGAACACCCGCCAAGAATTGATCCAGCTTTACCAGATCGTTTCCTCGCCCAAGAGCCTCGACTCCAGTGACAATCATTGGCTTGACGATCTCCTTGGGAAGCTTGGGCATCCGCTTCTGCTTGGTAAGCCTGTCCATGATTTTACGGACAAGGGGTAGCTGAAATTCCTGACTCAAGATGGAATAAGCCCCGCCGAGAGTAGTTTCCAATTCCTGAGCCATAAAGCGAATTTCCTCCGCAGTGACACGCTCGGCGTTGCGTTGGACTGCACTATTGAGAAGAAACGCGAAAGAAAGTCGAACTTGGATGTCTTGAATAAGCTGGTTAACGATCTGGAGGTCAGCACGTTTCTCTACTTGGAGAGCCGTAACATCCGAGGCAACGCCACTGATAAACGATCCGTTGGGAGCGTCAGCAAGGGACTTGATTCGGGTTGTCCCTGTGGGGTTGACCATGAACACAACCTTGCTGGCAGCAGCAGTAGCTTCCACCACAGCACGAGAAAGAGCTTCAAGGGAGCGGAGATCACCCAAATACTCTTCGACAAACCCACGGCCATAGTCCTCGCCATCAATGCGGTTGAAGCGCAGAGCGAGCCACGGCATCTTTTCTTCAGGGTAATAGCCCTTGGTTTCTGGAACTTCCATCCCATTTAACTCTTGGCAAATTTCGTAACCGTCCCCTTCCTCTTCCAGATAAATTTTTGTGTAAAGGTCTACGTATTCTTTGTTAACCCCTACTTGAGGATCAGACAAAAGAGATTTGACGTTATCAGGAAGGTTAAACGGACTAACACGTTCTTTGACAACAATGTGAGTTACCTTACCCGAAGGGTCGCGTTTAACAACGTAAGAGTCCATCCGGAACACTCGGATTCCTCCCTCATCTGGTGTGTGGATAAGGACGTTACCAGCCACAATAAGATGACGAAGAGCTTCGTAAGCTCCAACTCGCAGAGCAGACGTTTCGACTTCCTGCATGGCAATGCGCTCAATCTTGGAAAGAGCCTTGTCCATCTCGGTTTTGAGTTTATCGGCATCTTCCCCAGCTTCTTTTGCAAGGACAAACGGATCAATAACAAGACGGAAAAAGGGGCTGTTTGGGGGGAACAATGCCAACAACAGCTTGGAAGCCAAGTTGTTTACGCCCCTAGCTCCGATTGATTGAAACGGAGTATCGTATTTCGTATGCTGCCCATACCCAGCAGGGGGGATGAGCAT